AGCGTATGACCGTTATGTAGAATTCGCACTTCGTGCCCAGCCAATGATTCGTGCAGTGGCTGACAAGCGCCCAGTGCAGCAGGCGATGCCAGGTTCAAGCGTTGTATTCTCACTTTACAATGACTTGGCAGCGGCAACATCTGCTCTTTCAGAAACAACCGATGTAGATGCAGTAGCACTACCAGATGTCTCAACAGTTTCTGTAACTCTAAATGAGCAAGGAAACTCATCACTTACAACTCGCAAGTTAGAGTTGTTCTCACTCTCAGATGTTGACCCAGCAATCGCTGACATCATCGCATACAACATGGCGGATTCTCTGGACATCATTGCTCAGACACCACTTCGCCAGGGTACAAATGTTATCTACTCAGGTACAGCAACATCAACAGCAACAATCACAGCAGGTATGACAATCACATCTGCTAACCTTCGTAAGGCAGTTGCTAAGTTGCGTACAGGAAAGGCTGTTCCTCGTCAGGGAAGCCTATACTGGGCAGGTATTCACCCAGAAGTTTCACACGACCTTCGTGCTGAGACAGGCAATGTTGGATGGCGTGACATCCACACTCACACAGAGCAGTCACAGGGCAACCTATGGGCTGGCACAATCGGTACATACGAAGGTGCTTTCTATGTAGAAAACCCACGCATGTTCTCTGAGAAGGCTGGCGCTGACCAGACCGCTCTAGCAACAACTGCAGTAACAGTCGCTGGTACATCAGCAGGCTTTACATTCGGTGTTGCTTCAACAGCCGTCATTGCTTCTCGTGCAGAAGTTGGCGACAAGATTGCAGGAACAGGTATCGCTTCTGGTGCCAAGATTACTGCTATCACAACATCAGGTTCAACAACAACATTTACTGTTGACACAGCAAACACTGCTGCAGTAACAGTATCAACTGTTGTAACCGTTACACCAGTAACAGAAGTATTCGACACAATTCTCTGCGGTAAGCAGGCATTGGCGGAGGCTGTGGCTCAAGAGCCAGGCGTTGTTATTGGTAATGTGACTGACCGCTTGATGCGTTTCCGCCCAATCGGATGGTACGGCGTACTTGGTTTCGCCCGCTACCGTGAGGCTGCGCTATATCGCATTGAATCAGGCTCATCAATCGCTGCACTTTAATCGTGCGGGAGGGGTGGGGCGAAAGCCCTGCCCCTTCACTTATTAGTAAGGACAAACAATGACTCAGTATAAATTCACAACACCAACTGTTGAGGAAACTCCAATGGGTGAGGGAGTATTGTTTGAGCGTTACACCATCACACGAGGTGTCACTGTGATGCGGCATAATGGTATCTACTCCTCTTACCGATACCCAAGTCAGACAGAAACCCTATCTGCACAAGAACTGTATATGGGTGGAACTGTCACTGTTATTGACCAGGCAACCGCTGATGCCCTAACAGCACAGGGATACGGCGCTTACATAGAGGCTATCTAATGAATTTACATCAAAGACAAACGCACCCTGTATATGTTGAAGGATGCTTTGGATGCAAAGTTACAACGCTTGAAATGGGAGTAGGCGATGCCAACTCTAAGGTAGCAATGTCTACAAGCAAGTGGGATGCAGAACTAAAAGCCTATAAGGATGCTCGTGCTCAAGGTATTCAACCAGCAGGAACAACCATGGCAAAGGTTCAAGAAGCGGTAAGAATTTCCGACAAGGTTGGCAAAGCCTTTGACGGCAATACGGGAACATTCAAATAGGAGGAGCCATGGCTGCTAGAAAGAAACCAGCAAGTAACAAGGTGCAAAAGGTTCAGGTTATTGATGATAACTACTCACCTTTAGAGCAGTACTGCATAGCCCTAAATGAATACTGGAAGGCGCTTAAGAAGGCAGGCTTCCCTGAGTCAATCTGCATGACACTCATTATGGATAGAGATTCATACCCTGATTGGATTCTTCCTAAGCCAATTAACCCAACCGATATACCACTGTTCGACCCCTACGAAGATGAAGATGAGGACTAATTATGTGCATTAAATGTGGATGCTACGGCTCAGTAACACCTTATGGTGTAGGAGGTCGCGCACTAAACGCTGCTCCAACAGAGGCAAACATTGCCCAGTACAACAACATGAAGATTGTTCGTGTTGGCGAAGAAGGACCTATGGCAGAAAAGGAAGATGACTATGAAGAAAAGTACTCCTAAGAAAGACAAAGTTGCCAAGGTAATGGGTGAGTTTAAACGCGGAACCCTGAACGCAGGCAAAGACCCAAAGGGTCCTAAGAAAGCACCAAAGGTTAAGTCTCGTAAGCAGGCAATCGCTATTGCATTGTCTCAGGCTGGCAAGGCTAAGAAGCGTGGCAAGTAAGAAAGATTCACGGTTGGCACGAGCAGGAGTGTCTGGCTTCAACAAGCCAAAGCGCACTCCTTCTCACCCAACTAAGTCACATGTCGTGGTTGCTAAAGAAGGCAGCCAAGTTAAGACCATTCGATTTGGTCAACAGGGTGTAACTGGCGATAGAAAGCCAAGCGCCCGTCAAGCATCATTCAAAGCCCGTCACGCTAAGAACATTGCCAAAGGCAAGATGTCTGCAGCGTACTGGGCAGACAAGGTGAAGTGGTGAAGAAGAAAGCATTTTGGGATACAAAGAATCCTAACAAGAAATCAAAACCTTTAACTGCATCTCAGAAGGCAAAGGCTAAGGCATCAGCAAAGAAGGCTGGTCGTCCCTATCCAAACCTTGTAGACAACGCAGCAGCGAAGCGAAAGGCTAAGTAATGGCAACAGGAGCAGCAGGAAGTTCAGTAGCAGACGAACTCAATCGTCTCGCAAATGGTGGTACTTATCCAGTTATGACAGTTCGTAAAGTTGAACAGGGTGCTGCTAACGCTTGGGCTGGTACATCTGGTCTAGGTCTTATTGCTGCTCTTAACTATAAGGCAGACCCAACCCGTCAGCCAAATGACTACAAAGACTTTAACGCTATTTGTAATGAGATAGCAGGAACCACTGGCTTATCAGCAGTCGTAGCCTTAAGGAGCATTGACCTATGAGTTCAACATTTAATGAACTAGCAGACCGCGTTGAAGCGGTGCTGCATGGCTACACAGAAAACACTGAGCCAAGCACTTGGCTTACAACCAGCGCTACTAGCACAACTACAACGCTATCTGTGTACGATGCAACAGGTATTGGTCGTGGTTATGTACAGATTGACGATGAAATTGTATTCGTTAATAATACAGACAATGTAGCCAACACTCTTACCCTTGCACCATGGGGTCGTGGACAGCGCGGCACCACACCAGCACCGCATGACCAGAATTCTAAGATTACAGCCTCACCATTGTTCCCACGCAATGAGATTAAGAAGGCTATTAACAACACTATTGATGCTATGTATCCAATGGTATTTGCTACTGGAAGTTTTGACTTTACATTTATTGCAGCCCGTACTACATACCAGTTACCTGCAGATTTTCAAAACGCACTCAGTGTTACTTACTCAACAGTAGGACCAACAAAAGAGTGGATGCCAGTTCGTGCTTACAACCTAGACCGCTCAGCAGATACAGATGCCTATGCATCTGCTCGCAGCATTAGCGTTTACGCAGGCATTGTGCCTGGACAGACAGTGCATGTGTTCTACTCAAAGCGCCCATCTCTTATGGTTGATGGCAATGATGTTTATGAGACAACCACTGGCATGCCTTCATACTCAGAAGATGTAGTCATCTATGGCGCAGCCTTCCGTATGGTTTCATTCTTGGACCCTTCACGCCTTGGTCCACAATCTGCATCTGCAGACATCCTTGATGGTGTGCGACCAACAGGTTCTGGACAGAACGCTTCCAGATACTTGTACAGCATTTACCAACAGCGTTTAAACGAAGTTGCGGACAACCAGCGCCGTCAACACCCAATCCGTTCCCACTACCAGAGATAGGTTAAAAAATGGCAGCAGGCGACCCAGGCTCCCCAGCGCGGTACTACTCCTCAACCGCAGTAGAAACAGCGCTATCAGGTTCCATTCCAGCACAGGCACAAGGCGCAGCAAACACAGCGTTCATTGTTGCATCTGTCTCTGGCTTTCCATCATCATACCCTTACACACTTATTGTTGACCCAGATACATCTAAGGAAGAAGTAGTCACCGTTACCGCAGGTAGTGGAACAACCCTTAGTGTAATTCGTGGCTCTGACAATACCCAAGGCGTAGCACACTCCGCAGGAGCAGTTGTTCGCCATGGTGTATCAGGTCGTGAGTTCCGTGAGTCAGAGACACACATTGCTGCACGCGGTTATGACATTGACCAAACAATCCTTGACCTTGCAAACCAGACACATGTACACGGTATTGTCACTGGTGAAGGCGTAGTCGTTGGTACTCTTAAGACACAGACTCTTACTAACAAGACTCTTACATCTCCAGTAATTACTAACCCAAGCATCTCTGGTGCTGGTGTAGATGCAAGCATTGTCTTTGAAGGTGCAACACCTGATGCTTTTGAAACAACTCTGACTGTAGTTGACCCTACTCAAGACAATACAATTACTTTGCCTAACGCAACAGGTACGGTAGTACTTGCGGCAGTAGCACAAACTCTTACCAACAAAACTATTGACATGACTGGTGTAACACTTACTGGTCTTTCATCTGCAGGTATGGTTTCTTCGTCTGCTACACCTAAAGATTATGTAGATGCAATCCTTGGCTCAGCAACTGCTGCAGCCACAAGTGCAGCCTCTGCTGCAGCCAGCGCAACTGCTGCTGCAACATCTGCCACAAGCGCAGCCAATAGTGCAACAGCCTCTGCTTCATCAGCCAGTGCATCTGCTACATCAGCAAGTGCAGCGGCTACCTCAGCAACTTCTGCTGCAACCTCTGCTACAGCCGCTGCTACTTCCGCTACAAGCGCATCTAATAGCGCAACGGCTGCAGCAACCAGCGCTACAAGCGCTGCTGCTAGTGCTACTGCTGCTGCTACTAGCGCAACCAGCGCTGCAGCAAGCGCAACAACCGCTGCTGCCTCCGTAGCAACTATTGCTGGT